TTATCGTTTGAAGCGTTTGGCAAGGCCCCCTTCGGAGGTTTCGCGGTAGAGGCTCGGAAGGGCGTGGCCCGTTTCGTTCATCACCTCCACGACCTTGTCGAAGCTCACCATGTGCGAGCCGTCGGAGAGCGTGGCGTAGGCGTTGGCGTCGAAGGCCCGGGCCGCGGCGATGGCGTTGCGCTCGATGCAGGGGACCTGCACCAGTCCGCACACGGGGTCGCACGTGAGGCCCAGGTGGTGTTCGAGACCCATCTCGGCGGCGTATTCGATCTGCGAAGGGGTTCCGCCGAAGAGCTGGCACGCGGCGGCGGCAGCCATGGCGCACGCCACGCCGACCTCGCCCTGGCAGCCGACCTCGGCGCCCGAAATGGAGGAGTTGGTCTTGGCGACGTTGCCGAAAAGTCCGGCCGTGGCCAGCGCCCGCAGGATGCGGATGCGCAGGAAGTTGCGCGAGGTGGAGAGGTGGTAGAGCACGGCGGGCATGACGCCGCTCGACCCGCACGTGGGGGCTGTCACGACCGTGCCGCCCGAGGCGTTTTCCTCGGAGGTGGCCAGCGCGTAGGCGTAGATTTTGGCCCGCGAGGAGAGCGAGTCGGTGTAGCTTTTCGACTTGACCCAGTAGGTCGAGGCCTTGCGGGCGACCTTCAGCCCTCCGGGCAGCACGCCGTCGTTGTTCAGGCCGCGCTGGATGGTTGCGCACATCGTCTCCCAGACCGTGTCGAGGTAGTCCCAGATTTCGGGACCTTCGCAGTCGCTCACATACTCCCAGAAGGTCTTGCCCTCGTGGTAGCACCACTCCTTGATCTCCGAAATGGTCGACAGCGGGTAGATGCTCCGGGGCGTTTCGAGGCGCGAGGCCTCGTTGGCCAGCGCCCCGCCGCCGACGCTGTAAATGGTCCAGGAATCGACGACTTCGTCGCCTTTCAGCCCTTCGAACAGCATGCCGTTGGGGTGGAAGGGGAGCACGACCTCCGGTTTCCAGACGATCCGGGTCGGGGCGGCCGGTTCGAGCACCGAAAGGATCGCCACGTCCGTCAGGTGGCCCTTGCCCGTGGCGGCCAGCGATCCGTAGAGGGTCACGCGGTAGGCGTCGACGTCGCGGCAGCGTTCCGCAAACCGTTCGGCGGCCCGCTTGGGACCCATCGTGTGGCTGCTCGACGGGCCGCTGCCGATCCTGTATAACTCTTTAAGCGATTCCATAATCGTGATTTTACGGGAGCAAAGATAGGTAAAATTCCACAAGAAAAGGAGAAATAAGCCTTTCTCGCTTTTTACCCGGCATGGATGTGCGGAAGTCTCCCTTTTCAAAGGGAGGTTTGGGGGGCTGCATGGGTTCAGGGGCACAAAAAAAGGAGGGATATTGATTCCTCCTTTCTTGTAGCCCCACCGCGACTCGAACGCGAATTTAGGTTAGGAAACCTTGTATTTATCTATTCTACAAGCCATATATTCAGTAAATTGCGAATTGAGCCGAAAAATATTTGACAACAATCTGACAACTTTTGCAAAAATGCGGGGTCGCCGAAGCAACACCCGCACAACGCACGATGCCGTAAAACGACATCGGTGCAAAGGTACAAATTATTTTCGACCGACAAAACGGAGTACGAAAAAACATCCCATGATGACGGTTGCGCAGATTGCAATGATGCCGAGCCAACGCAGGTTCTTCGGTGTCGAATCCTCTTTGATCTCTTCCGTGCCTGTGTCTTCCTGTTTGTTCGTCGTGGTTTGTTCGTTGGCGGCTTCGCGTAATTGCTCGTCGACGATCTGACGAATAACGGATTTATCGACGGTTGCCGTCGTGTTTGTGGTTTTCGTTTCCGTTGTGGTCGTCTGCTGGGGCGGCGGGATTCCCAAGCTGTCGGCAGCGGGGCTGCTCGTATCGTAGATGGTTGTCGTCGATTTCGTTTCCGTCGTGGTTTTCGAAATCGTTACGACGTCGCGCTGCTCCTCCGCCTGCTCCTGCGTTGAGATTTGCCGCTCCGATTCGGCCTGCTCTTCGACGCGCTCCTGCGCGGATGAACGCGAGGTGTTGCGCGTGGATGCACACGCGCAACACAAGCAGCCAATCGCAAGTAAAAGGATTACACGTTTCATGGTTCGAATTTAATTGCTAAAATGCGATTCTTCCATCCCCGCAGGAATTTCCGTTGGGATGGCTTTCGTCGGACGATATTTTCGACGAACGCGATGCGTGCCGCTTGTATCTGATGGAACAGCGGGTCTGCGGGGCGGCTGTTAAGTGCGGCGAGTGTTTTGCGGCCGACGATGCCATCGACCTCGACGCCGAGGATTTTTTGTACCTGTTTGATGCCGTGGACGCCCGACGCCCATACCCAATCGACAACGATATTTGCGATGGATTGATTTTCGATCTCGTCGGCCTTCCACCTATCCCAATACTGACATTTGAAAATCTCCATCCATTGCTCGTTCGTTATGATTTGCAGGTCGTCGGCGTCAATATCGCCGTCGCCGTCATTATCGCATCCGTGAAGCCGCCACGTTGCAATCGTTATTCCCTTGTTGGTTGCTCCGCCCGCATCGTCGGGGTCGTTTACATATCCGCCCTCCCACGAAAGGATGAACGGAGCGAGTTTTTGTGCATCGGCCATAGTTATCAACGTTTGAAGATTGCGAAATGTACGATCTCGCCGACCAGCGTACCGATAGCGTCGGCGGCAATATCGAGCCAGTCCCAGCGTCCGCCGCTTTGCATATCTTTGATTTCAGCTGTCAATCCTGCGCTGACGCCAAATTCCCAGCCGAGTAAAGCTGAACCGACAAGGCATCCGAGTAGGTGCAGAATGCGGTTCGACTTGAACAGGAAAAAGTCGCTCGCTTTTTCCAAAACTGCGGCTATTTCGAGGGCCTTTTTCAGAATGTAATTCATAATTAAGTTTTGAGGTTATTGGTTTTCTTTGCTTGTGCGGCGATGCGAGCGTCGTCAAGACTTCTCAAAAGATTCAGTATTTCTTTAGGGTCCTGTGTTCCAGCCATCTTGGCAATCAGATCGGGAATCTTGGCCGCCGAAGAACGTGCTGCCCGAAGGTTTTCGCGAACACTCCAGCCTTCGATAGCCACAGCAATCACCGCGGACACTCCCGAGGCATAGGGCAGCAGGTATAATCCGAAAACAAGGCCCAGTACGTCGATACACATGAACAGCGCCGTGACCTTTCCATAGTCGCCGAACTTGGTGAACGTACGGCGCAAACCGTGTGAATCAATCGGGAGATGCAGGGCCTTTGCTTTTCGGATTCCCGTGCGCATATCGACCATAACGGCTATGAACATCACGATCCAGATGATGATCTCCAATAATGCTGCACGGCGCAGAGCAAGGGCTTCAACACCCAGTAATTCAATCAGTACATCAAACACGGCATCGAATTATTTAGCATTATCCGGGAATCGCTCCCTGATCTCGGCCTTTTTGGCCAGGTATAGGGCCTTCTGCTCGTCGGCTTCGAGTATCTTGCCCTCGGCCAGATAGCCCTCGTAGGCCATCAGGTATTGGTCCGCCTCGGCGCGATAAGCCATCTCCCGCAACTGTTCGGGATCGGGCTCCGGCTCCGGATCGGGCGTGTATTCCTCCCAGCCGACCCGGATACGGTCGGCCTCCTCTGTGTAGACCTCCCGGTAATGCTTCGGTGGGTCGGACGGTTCCGGTTGATCGTCGAAGATCACCTCTTTGTATCCCAGGGGGATCAGTTTGTCCGGCCGCGGGTTGCAAACAAGCCCTTCGTCGGTTCGGATTGAATTGGGGGCGTACTCCAGACGCCCGTCGATCAGTTTTGCGTAGTTGTTCATGTTTTCGGTTTATTTGATGATTATTTCCGGCGTTCCGTTTGCAGCCAGGTCATATCCTCCGTCGCTTTGCAATAGCGGCGGCAGGTATTCGTCGTTCAGCGGTCGCTGCTTGGCGCTATCGAGCCAGGAAATGGCGACATCGGGAATCAGCTCGACACTATCTATGGTAATAGTTATGCGGCGGTCACTCAAATGAGTACCGCCATAGTAATAGATACGGTCGATATTGTCTCGGTTGTTGATGACCTTGAGCGTAAAACTCCCATTTTGCGCAGGGATCATCGCCTGCCTATTCCCTACATATACAAAGGTTCTCCGCTTTGATAATCGGACACAGAACCTTTAATCATCACGACCGCTCCCGTTTGAATAAATCTTCCCAATAAAAGCTCCCGATAGTAAACAAGATCGGTTTCTCCGGTCCATGTATAGGTAGTTATACCCGTGATCTCAAACGGTTTCTCATGCCATTGTCCAACAAGGTTCTGCGGCAGGTACTCGGCGACGCAGCCGAGCATCTTGACAGAGTGAACCGTTACTTTCAACCGGCGGGAAGTATGTGGGTATGCAGGGTCCGATCCGTAAACAAACATAAACGGAGTGCCTGTTTTTTTTGTGTCTACAACAACATATTGATTTTCACCTAATTTAGCAGCAGAAAGATTATTCCAATATTGATTACCAGCAACGGCTGTCACACCACAGCTTATACCACAAGTAACCATGACATAGGGGGCAATATCCCATTCTTCCACAACATAATCGACCCGATATCTTCTCCCCGACTCCAATTCGCTCGATTCTAAAATACGCCAATAATATGGGCTATCCATATCAAATTCGAACGTTTTAGAAGTGAACGCCATATCCTTGATATTCTTAAGGTTCTGTGGCAAGATATACCCCGCGGGATCACCGTCGTTGTAGTGCGCGGCTACTTCTTCCGCGGAAATAGCGTAGTTGTAGTGGCGGCAAAATACGAGCGAGCCTTGGGGGATATATGTATTGCTGCCGGCCCTGAACATATCCGTGACCTTGTATCCCGTAACCGGAAATCGAGCCGCCTCCGCCCCATTCAAATAGCATATCGCCGTAGTGCCGTCGTAGGCAATATCAACAAGATAATTATTCCCCGGAACAACGACAGTCGATTTGTAAGCGCCCCCGCAATAGAAGCGAATTTCCGAAGATACAACAGAGATTTCCATCATGGACGAGCCGAACCCTGCTATAACCTGCATTTTGTCGCTGGGAACGTATGTGAAAAAACACTCAAGAGTTCGCGGGCCTTCGAAAAGCAGTCCGGCGTCCTGTGATTGGAGATACCCTTTCGTGCAATTCACCCCCACCTGCCGCTCGCGCGACTGGCGGTAGGCGGCGATCTTCGAAACGGCGGCGAAATGTTCTAAAAGAAGCGTGTTCATGGTCTAATAGGATATGGTCGCCGTGTTCGACTGGAAGAAGATTTTGTAGGTCTTGTTCGCCTGCGGTATTTTCCAGCCTGTTACATTGTCCGCCAAAGTATTGGGCATGGTTAGTTCGGTAGCCGTGGCCCCCGAGGTGAAGATAACCTCGGCGATCTGCGGGGAATCTGCAACAGACCGAATATTTAACGATGTCAACTCTCCGCATTTGTAAATGTGGTTCGGTTGAACGTCGATAGCGGCTGCAGCTCCCTCGACATTGACCACAACGGGGGCGGCAGCTGCGGCGGCTTCGAGAGCTGCGGCGGCAGCGGCGAGGGCGGCTTTGACAGCGTCATTGGTCTCTTCTGCGGCGGTATTCGCCGCCGTTGCTGCGTTATTTGCCGCTGTCGTTGCGGCATTGGCCTTGCCTGCGGCTGTATTCGCTGCCGCCGTTGCTGTCGTCGCCTTGCCTGCCTCGGTGTTGGCTGCGGTCGCGGCGTTGTTTGCGGCGACGGTTGCCGCTGCCGCAGCGTTGGTTACCTCGGTACACGGGACGACGATTTCGGCGAACTTGCCGTCGTAGCGAGATAACAGGTTCGCATATCCGACCTCGACGCCCGTGTCGACGTATGCGTTGAGGTTGTCGTCGTAGACCAACCACGTATTTTTGTCGCTTATCTTCGGCGATGCGCCCGTGTAGGAAACATTGTCGGGGAAATTGACGACAGTAAGGGACAGCGATAGCGTCAGTTCATGATAGCCCGTTGCCGCATCCGAACTGACGTCGGCAAAGTATATAGCCGGGGTCGAATACATCGTCTTGTCCTCCAATTTGACGTTGAAGACAATCCCGTATCGCCCCGGAGTTGTTAACTCGCGCGTTCCGAGCAGTCGAACATATACGGCGTTCGTTACCTCGTTGAACGATATGTCTGCGCAATTCATCGTCCGATTTGAGGGCAGCAGGAGGGTTGCGGCTATATAGCGCGCTCGGCGCAGATCGCAGACGCCGCCTGCCGGGGTCAACATCGTGGCTTTGATGCCGCATCCCTGCCCTAATTTGATGTCATACATAGTTAATTGCCTAAAATTTTGAATTTCGTTCGGTTGGCCTTGACTTTCCCTTTCAGCCTATAATCAGCGAAAATTTCCGGCTTTGCTTGGATGTAGGCAAGGCACTCTTTCATATAACCGTCAGCGATGGCGAAAGCGTCGTTGTACGCCGTTTGCCGCTCGCGGTATTCGGTCGCCTGTGAATACTCGTCGTGCTTCTGCACGAAGCCGAAGCGCGTCAAATGGTTTACGCTCGTTTTGACGAGGCGCGCCCAAACGTAGTATGCCAGCGTCCGCCGCAGACCGACGAAATGCCGCTGGTTCCTGCATTCGTCGGCGTATTCGCCGCCGTTAAGGAGTACGGCGAATTGCACGTGCGTAAGCAGTCGCATGAACAGTTCGTCGCCCAGCTTCGGTTTGATGTCGAGCAATTCGGCCTCTTCGATGGCGCGGGCGATAATCTCGTCGTCCATGTCGCAGGGGCGGGCGTATTTATCGACGTCGCACGGTTCAATCAGATGTCGCATCGTTGGCAATAGATTTTACGAGCGGTTCGATGGCAGCATCGCCCGCTCCGGTGTACGGAATCGTGTTCGGTTCCCAATGGCTGAAAATAGCCCGATACGCACGCGATAACATCCGTTGCTGCTTCGCTACCTGCTCGCAGTATTCGCGCTTCACGTCGTTCGCAAGGTCGCCTGTGAACCCGATACTGCCGCTGCGCAATCTTCCGAACGTTTCTTGGTTGAGCGCCGCATAGATGTTATCGGTCACGGCTTTCGTCGTGGCCGTGAACTCCTTGTCGTAGTTGTTGGTTTTGAACGGTACGAATTCGGGCTTATCCTCGTCGGTTTCAATCTCAACCTGCATGATTTTAAGCGAATTCGTATCGCCTTGCAGTTTTTCGAATTCCTCCGTAAATCCGTCGTCGGACGATACGCCGTCTTTGTCGCCGTCAACCGTGCTACTGCCTTGTCCGCGCTTCGTGATGAGCATTCCCGCCGTGAGAAAATTGTTTCGGACGTTTCGGTTGTTAACGTTCGAAAGCCCCTCGTCTGTTGACATGTCGGTCAATACGACGTCGACCAACGGCAGGGGATAGGCATTTCGCCCGGCACGCGAAATGTAGAGAATCTGACCCTTGTAGAATTCGATGCCGCCTGCGGCCTGTATCTGCAACTGCACGACATCGGGCGACGGATTGAAGACCGGGAACACCTCGATTGTTTCGATGGTTACCTTTACGGCCTTGCCGCCGCGCGTCTTTTTGCCCCGCCAATCGGGGTGTACGACGATATGGCTTATAACGCCGTCGTCGTCCTCCTCTTCAAGGCGGCAATTCTCGAACGGAACGTGCGCCATCGACACGATCTGTCCGAGAATATTGTAATTGACGTGTAGGGCAAGGCCGTCTTGGTAGGCTACATCGTCGGCGCACAAGTGATGTACGTCGTCTACCGTATTCCCTCGCGTGTCGCACACGGTTTCGGCCAACGCTTGCGATGCAAGGCCGTTCCCCTCGATATATGTCGAACGCCGCTCGACGCAGGTGCGACCTGTGGGCGACGAATCGACAATATCGCGCACCGTTTGCGGGTATAGGTTATTGTCGCCGTAGGTTTTGATACCTAACGACGACAGATATTTGACGTCTACACGCGTTTCGGGCTTCTTTGTGTGCTTTACGTTCATGGGTGGTTACTCCTCTGCGGTGATCTTCTCGATGTAGTCGGAAATAAGGCGGTGCGTGAGCTTCACGCCGCCGATCTCCTTGCCCGCCAACTCCTTCTTGATAGCCGTTTTCGACTTTCCGGCCACGAGTTCGGCGGTGATAGCCTGCCGGATAGCGTCGTCGGCAGTATTGCCGTTGTACCCGGCGGGCTGTTCGTCGGCCTCGTCAGCGCTTTCGGCTTCGCCGCTCTCGTTTTCGGGTTTCTCGTCGTCGTCGGCTGCCGTTTCAGTTGCCGCCGTGGCGTCGATTTGGGCCTGCAATGCGGCGCAGCGGCTTTCAAGTTCCGCTTTCTCGGATTCGAGGATGGCGATACGGTTGTGTGCCGCTTCGAGTTCCGACGATTCCCCGCCAGCTTTCGGTGCTTCGGCGTCTTTCTTCGCCGTAGGGATAACCTCGAAACGCCCGGTGGCGTTCGGGTGCTCTTTGAGGAACGCCGCGGCCACCTCGTCGGTCAGATTGTCGTTCGTGTAAATTTCCGAAGACCCTGCGATTTGCAGAATAACCCCTGCACGCAGTTTGTAATTCGATTTCTCTTTCATTTTTCCGTGTTTTTTGATGTACGAGTTGATTTCGAGCACGGCGTCGTGCCACCTGTCGGGACATCGGCAGCCGCTCAAGCGCTTTCCCAAGACCTCGTAATAAAGTCTTTCGATAGTTGCCTGTTCGGCGCTCGAATAGGGGGTATTGTAACCCCTATTCAAGTCCGAAAGCAGGATTTTTACCTCGTCGACGGTCATAGTGCTTTACTCCGTCTCCGAGGGGGTGAGCATCGTTTTGATGAGCGCCTCGGTGGCTGCGAGCGAACCCGCGTTGAGGAACATCGCCGAGCGGGGCGCTTTCTCCTCTTTGAGCGTAATAGCCCAGCCCGACAGGGTGTCGTCGCTGTATTTCTCGCACGACCCGGCCGACAGCGTGAGGCCGTTGAAAAGTCCGGCGATTTGGTATGCAGACGCTCCGCGCTCCGCTTCGTTCGTGGCCCGCAGGTTCTTGTGTCGGTTCTGCCAAATGACGAAAAACTCTCCGTCGAGCAGCGGGTCGATGATATTCTCGCAAACCGCCGGGCTGTTGTCGGGCACGATGAACGGAAATTCGGTCGAAGCCGTGCCGCCCAGCTTGCCGCTGCCGTCGAGATCGGTTTTCAGCCCCTCGAACGGCTTTGTCCCGTACTGGATGATCGGGTACAACTGCGCGCCTTTGATAAGCGGCAGATTCAGCACTTGATTCATCGAACCCTCGACAAATTCAAGATTGGCGATGTCGAGCTGCGCCCGGTTTCCGATCCACGCGATACGCTCGACGCCTCGCGCGATCGGTTCCGCGCAGTTCTTTTCGATTTTCGCCTTGATGAAGCTATCGCAATTCATAGTGTAATCGAGTTTTGAGGGTTAGAAACCTACCTGCACGAGGTTATCGTCGGCGATCAGCGTTCCGATCTTGTCTTTCGACAGAATTTTGTTCATCTGCTCGTCCTTGTTGAACCATACCTGAATGTCGGCGACTTCGCTTTCGCTCTCCATACCGACGAGCAGGTCGTCTTTGATCGTGTAGAGCGCGCGATAAGGCTTGTTCCACGCCTTGCCGCCGCTGACGGTTTCGCAGCCTTTGATGATCTCGTCGAGGAACGGGATGGCGAGCATTTGCACACCGTTGTAGTTCGTCTCCGTGATGCCATCGAACAGCGCCGTCCACTGCAATTCTGAACCTTTGTTGTTTCGTTTGAGGTCGGCGTCCAGCGCGTCTTTCAGCGCCTGCGTGATGTAGATGAGCTGACCGTTGGCCTGCCGCAGAACCGTTGAGGCGTCGGAGATCAGCGCGTCGAGGAAATCGACGGCGGCATAGTTCTGACGCATGGCGGCTTTCTGCTCGGCGAACGTTGTGGCGGCGTTGGCTGCGCATGTGGTGCGACGGTCGGGCGTTGCGGCGGCCAGCGTAAACAGACGCTTCCAGAAACCGTCGACGAGGGTAAAATACGCCGGGTCGATGGAATCGAGCAGGTTGCCGCCGTCTGTGACCGTATCGGCTGCCTTGTCGCCGAACCATGCGTAACGCATCAGCATCTTGCGGATGGCGAGTTCGAGCCGGGGCGCGAGGATATAGTCGGTATATTCCGTGCCCGTGAGGTCGGCGATGTTCGTCTTGGTACGCATGGCGACCTGTGCGACCGTGCCCCCCAAATCCTTGTAGCAGATTTTTTCGGCGACCTCCCATTCGTGGATGTCCCACTCTTTTTCGCTCGTCGCAATGACGCTGGTTCCGAACGTCGGATTACAGCCCTGTGAGGCTTTGCCGACCATGCCGAATTCGCCGATGAAACCGACCTTTTCGCCGTGCTTCTGTTTCGGCAGGAAATTGAAAATCTTTCCGAGCGATTCGGGGTCGGTGACCGCAAGGAAGATCAGACGTTTGAGGTCTTTGACGGCCCCGTCGTCGGGGGTCAGATTCGCAAAGTTAAGTCCTGTACTTGCCATAATTGATTGGTGTTGTTTGTGATTTACTCCGTTTTCTGATGTGCTGCTTCGAGTTCGGCGATGCGCTGCTGAACGCGCGACTGCGGTTTCGCGGCGTTCTTCTTGCCTTCTCCTGCGGCTGTGGTCGTGGTTTGACGTGCAGCGGGCTTGTAGTCGGACTTGGCCTTGACAAGCCACGCTTCGCCGCCCGCGATGGCGACGAGATTCAAGATGCGTTTCTCGTCGGTCGTTTTTGCGTTCTTGCGGGCGTCCGCAAGTTCGGTTTCGAGTTCGGCGATACGTGCGTTAGCCGCCGCCAGCGCATCGGAATCGGGGTCGTTTCCGCTGCCGTCGCCACCATCGCCCCCTCCGTCGCCCTCGTCTTCGGCGTCGCGGATTTCCGTGATTTTACCGTCTTCGATGACGATTGTCTTGCCGTCGGGCATCTTGTGCTCTCCGTCCGGCGATGCGCTGTCGCCGACGGCGGGGTCTTCGCCGTCCGGCTTGTCAATCGTGATCGTGTCGCCCGATTCGGTGTTCAGCTCGTAATTGACGGGCTGCGGGGCTTCCAGTCCCAGCGCAACGGCCAGCGCTGCGAGGGCTTTGCGAAGCACGCTTTTGTCTTCGCTTTTCGTGGTTTTTGTTGCCATAGAATTTTGATTGTTGGTTATTGAATTTTGCTGCTTCCACGCAGCCGATTTCGCGCTGTTCGGGCCGCCTGCCGATGCCGACGCTGCGGGAATGATCGTCTGGATGAATCCGAGTTCCTTTGCTCGCTCCATCCCGATAAACTTGTCTTCGTTCATAAGCGCTTCGAGTTCCGCGCGATCCGCTCCGGTTCGCTCGACGTAGAAATCGAGCATTTTCTGTTCGTCGTCCCGTAACGAGGCGGCCAGCGATTCGAGATCATCGGCACGGTATGCGTCGGCCAGCGTGTATTCGGGATAGTAGGGCTTGTGAATGAGCAACGAGGCGTGCGGGTATGCTCGGCGTTCGGAAGCGGCCAGCAAAACGACGGTAGCCATCGACGCGCAATTCCCCTCGATGGTCGCGGTTATCTTCTTGCCCGTGCTCCGCAGCTTGTCGACGATGGCCCAGCCCTCGTTTACCTCGCCGCCGTCGCAGTGCAATAGTAATTCGATATTATCGTCGCCTGCTGGGATGCCGTTGATGAATTCGTCCACGTCCTTGAAACTCGTTCCGGCCTCGTCGCAGAACCAGTAGCATTCTTTTGTCGCTTCGGAAAGAATCGGATTGTAGAGCTTGAGAGTTGCCATAGATTTGATTTTACGAAACAAAGCTAAATAAAAAGCGTGTAATAAATACACGCTTTGAGGCACAATCAACTGACACGCCGTGTCAGCGGCTCGTATTGACGTCGCGGCCGAATCGTCGGATAATGCGATAGACGGTGCGTTCGCTGACCTCGTAGGTATCGCACAAGTAGGCGACGATATACGCTACTTTGAACCCGTCGCGGCGAAGCCGTTCGTAGTCGCTCCACAGAGGGATGTAGCGGACATCTTCAATAGCCGCGCCTGCGCGAGCGAGCGCCCGGAGCAGATCGGCGTTCTGTTGTAAAATTTCATGCACTTTCATAACTACAAATCGCCTAATGATTCGACCACTTTCACCCGGTCAGATACACGGGTTATTTCGTCCACTCCGACGCGCATGTCGAGTTGCGAAACCCCCTTTGCGAATGCGCGGGCAAGCATATCTTCGCCTGCGATCTGATTGCTCGACTGTGCGGCGACTATCGGCGCACCGCCTCCGAGCTGGTTTAGTGCCGAGTAGATCGGGGCAAACATAGACGTCGGAAAGGCTGCGTTTACCGATTCGCCGTCCGACAGCATGGCGGGTATACTGTCGCTTGTCGACGTTCCCGGCCCGGACACATAACCACCCGTCGAGAATTTTGCCGATTTGACGGTTTTAATCGCCGATGTGATATTCGCCATGATCGTCGCAACAGTCGTAGCGATTGCGATAAGGTTGCCGGGGAATGGGACGCTTTGAGCCTGCGCCGTACCCGCTGCGATAGCCTTTCCGGTGTTGATGGCGATCTCGGCCAATGCAAGTGTCTTGCTCAAAACGGCGAAAGTCTTATTGTCTTCGCCCAACTCTTCGAGTAAACCCGACAGGCCGTTCGTAACTGCTGCGAGGGCTTCCAGTTTTGCTTGTTCGATTTGCACCTCGTAATCGTTGATGGCTCGTTTCGCGTCGACGTATGCCTGCTGCGCGCCGAGCTGTCGAGCCTTGAATGCGGCGTCGCTTTCACCCTCCATTTGTTGTAAGGCTATGAGTTCCGCTTGCCGCATCTGCAACTGTAATTGCAGGGTGTTTTGCCCCTGTACGGCGGCGGCGTTGATTCGGTTCTCCCATTCGAGCCGTAGAGCGTCGTTCTGTTTTTGCAGGTTGGCGTTTATCCATTGGTTCGAAAGGTCGTCCAGTTGCTTGTTGTATTTCTCCCGGATGAGAACCTTTTGCTGCTCGGTCAGTTCGATGTTGGCAAGTTCGGCTTCCTGCTGTTTCCGTAGCTGCTCGACTTTCAGCGTATATTCAGCGTCGGTTCCCTGCTTGACGGCGGCCAGCCGCAGGGCGATATTCTGCTGCTCCTTGTTGATGCGCTCAAGATCGGACGCGGATTTGAGTTTTGCGACGTTCAATTCGTGCTGTTGCTCTTCGGTTTCGATCATCCGGTTGATTGCGGTGCGGGATACTTCCGTCAGATTCTTTTCGGTCTCCAACCGCTTCTTCAAATCCTCGATTTTGCGCTTGTGGCGTTCGTTCTCCGTAGCGAGGTCTTTTGCCGCACCCTCGGCCATCAAGGCTATTTCGGCATCGAGAGCGGCCCGAATGTCGGCGAGCTCGGTTTTTAGTGCTTGGGTGCGTTGGTCGGCATATTCTTTGCGGATTTCGGCTTTCTTCTTTTCGGCCTCGGTTGCGCTCTTGACCTCTTCGATCGTGATTTCATCATCAATGGCTTTCAACTTATCCCATGCGGCCTGTCTATCTTCGACGAGTTTGTCGTATGCTTCCTGCATCTTTTTGCGGGTTTTCTTGTTGGCGGCATTATATAGCTTTTGCTGCTTCTCGAACGATTCGTCGAGTACGGCAAGCTCCTCTTTGGCGTTCTCTCGTCGCATTTCGAGGAGTTCACGTCCTGACTTTCCGGCAGCTTCTGCGAGACGGACATCGAAATTGCTATCCGCCACCATCTGTTTTAGTATTCGGTCGGTCTTTTCGGTTTCATTGTTGAACTCGGCAAGCTGTTGTTTGCTTTTGGATGAATTGGAAGCAAATAGAGCCAGTGCACCGACAACCGATACAACCGCGGCGGCGAGTAAAACGTAGGGATTCGCATAAGCAACAGCGTTGAGTGCTTTTTGTGTAATGATTGCCGCTTTCTGAATAACGATATTTTGCGACTGTGTTGCGGTGTTCAGCTTGATAGCTGCGGTTTGCGCTGCGGTTTGCATGTTGCGTACCCCAACCATCATTGCGGACTGTTTTTGTAGGCTATTCATCACGGCCGTTATACTGGCGAGAGCGGTCATTGCGACTTGCAGATTCTTCATCATTTCGGCAGATTCGCTGTTTTCTTCGATATTTGCACCGATTGCTGAATTCCACAACCCCCACGCTCCGGCTAAACCTTGCGCTGATTGAAGCAGTCCATCTAACGGTGCAGTGTCGGATGCTCCTGCGGCGATTTGTTTTTGCGTGTCGTCTATTGCATCGCGCATTTGCGACGCTTTTAATAGTAGATTGTTGAATTCTTCGGACGTGTCCTGTCCCTCGTATTTCATCTGCGCCAGCGTTTTAGTTATTTCCTCCAGCTGGGTATTGAGTGGTTTCATATCGGGATAATTGCCGACATTCCGGGAAAAAACGCCATACGCCTCTTCGGCCTCTTTCATTTGCTCGTTCAAAGCGGCGACGTGCTTTTCCTGTTTGGCGTATTCGGCTGTGCCCAGCTGCATCTGTCGTAGCTTATCTTTGGCACTTGAAAGTTCTGCGCCTAACCCTTTTAGGGTGTCTTTATACAACTGTTCGGATTTGATGTTGTTTTGCACCTCACGGCTTAATTCTCGGATTTGCGCCGAATAGGCTTTCTGCTGCTCTTTCAACGTGGCCAACTGTCGTCGGTCTCCATCCGTCGCTTTTCCGGCGTCACCCATCGCCTTTTCACGCTCTTTGATCTCGGCCCTTAACTTCTTTTCCGCCTTTTGGGATTCTTCCAGTTGTAACTGGTATTCGGCCATTAATTTTATTGCATCGGTCGTATTTACTTGTACGTCAACGATACGTGTTGTTGTGTTTTCTGCCATAATTTTAAGATTTTGATATAATGTCTGTTTATTTTTGTATATTCGCAATATGAAACGGGCTTTGCATATCGTTTTCAAGGCGCTTGTTAAATTCGGCCTTTTGGTCGCGGTATTCGCCGTGCTCCCGATCTATTGCGCTCGTGCGTTCGATTTGGACGTTTTCCCGTTCCTTGTTACGTGGGATTTCATCATGCTGGCCATGCTTGTAGGTGCATCCGATAATAAGAGGCCGGGGGTAAAGACGTCTAAGCCGAAACCCATTTTTCCATGGTGGGGATTTTAACTTTTGCATCATATTTCCGTTTTGTACGGTTCACTCTGCGATGATGTAGCTATACGTGTCGTCATATTCCGGGGTGATGGAGTTTATTTCGATTCCGCCGACTATTCGCGTAATCGTCGGGCCGATCACTTTCATTTGCCCGGCAGGAAAGATGATCGTTTGCTGTACGAGGGCAACACCGTCGTACGTGTAGGGGGTTATCACGACATCGAGGTCTGACGCAGGCGCAGCGCTGGCTGTTATGTAAATAGCGACGTCTTCCCATTGCCAGCCGATAGATACCGTCTGCGGCGGGCGTTCCGGTTCTTGGATAGCCGTTTCCGGCAACTGCACGGCCTTGACCTCGCATGCTTTATTCGCTGTCGACTGGACGCTGACGATGCCGTAGAATCTCCCATATTGGCGCAAGTAGAACGGAATCGAATAATCCAGCGATTTCAAATCACATTCGTTCAGCATGATCTGCTCCGTAATGGTTATTGCGCTGTTGAGCAGGCGCGATAGGGTAGAATAGTATTTCGATAGCAAGGTCGTGAAATCGAGGTCGTCGAATGCAAGCATAGCCAGCCCGGAACCGTCGCTGATAAGGCGCATAATCCGGTCTTTGACTTGTACGGTGTCGACGGCTGTTCCGTCGTCGTTCAGTTCGTAGTGCCGTATCGTCGAGCCGTCCGATGGAGCGAAAGGCAATGTTATAACGGTCTTTTCGGCGTCCAAAACCTCGCTGTCGATCTTCAGATTGCCGTCGGCATTCGTGGAAACCGTATCGTCTTCTTTATACCTGAAATAGTTGTTGCGGCAGTAGTCGTTGATTTTGTATTCCGTGGTTTTCGGCTCGTCGTCATTGCTTCGGACGAATTTATCCGACCAATCACACGCCTGCGCTTTATTCTCCTGTAAGATGTCGAGCGATACGAATTTCAGATTATTGACGTTTGTAGGGTCGGGTACGGCAAAGATGCCGAACATTCCGCAGATCGCCTTGATGAAGTCGATTTGCGAGATTTCGGGCAGATTTTGAGGGATTGGGAATAAACTCGGATAGATAATGTTTTCGAAGTCTTCATAAATGATTATTCGTCCGTTCCCGAATCCGCTGCTGTATACAAGCGTTGTCCCAAAATGAAGCGATAAACGGATAAAATCAATAGATTCGCAGTTTATAACCTCTTTGATTGGGTTGAAATAATATCTTTTAGAATATTTATAGGCCCCTGATGATACTGTTTCCACAACCGACGAACTGATGCTAACGGCTATTTGCGTATCGGTTGCACCCTTATCGTTGTACCGAGTTGCCCAGATATAGATGTGGTCTCTGAATGCGGTCGGGTTGTTCGAATAAGTCCATACAGTAACCATTGCGGCCGTATCGTCTTGAATAGACATGTGTATTTTGGATGCCTTATCGACAACGCATATTTTGGTAACATCGCCCGAATCGAGAACATGATGCTTGTCTACCTCTTTATTGGGGTCCTCAAGGGCATATCTTAAAAAACCGCCAGATGGTATCCATCGCAAATAATCGCTATACGACGATTCCCTAACACGGATGGCCTCCGCCTCATTGCTTGCGTCTGATGCGTTTTGGCTCAAGCATGGAATCGCTATCGCTTGCAATGCGCTGGCGTATTTGCTCGGCATTTCGAATGTGAATCCGGCTTGCCTGGTTATCTTGTCGAGAATCCACCATGCGGTGGCGCTGGGGTGGAAATTTGCAAGACTGGTGTTCGATACGCCGCAGCCGTATTTCGCAAATCCATATCCGGCGGATTTCATTTGCGACAGGGTCGTCGGTGTGGTATTTGCATTCCACGCCAGCGCCTCGGTTCCGGTCAACTCGTTCAACTTGGCCGCTTTGTCGACCCACGTTTGAAAGTTTGCCATCACGCCCCAATAAAGCGCGATTTCGTAGGTTTCAGACGAAGATAGCAGCACGGCATATCCGACACGGACGACCTCGATTCCATTCCGAACAAGGCGGGCCGAATATCGGTTGTATCGCTTATCGGATACATAGGCGGGCGCCCCCGGATTGTCAAATATCTTTCGGTTGCGTGTTGTCTTCGGGCATTGAATCGTCTGCGAATT